AAAAACGGATAGGGGGTTCTTGTACTCAGAGCAGTACCGACATAGGTGTGAAGTCAGATGGCTACTAAGCGTAAGAACAGCACAAGGACAGGCTGGGAAGGCGTTGTTAAGAGACTATCTAAACAAGGCGGCGGTTCAGTCGAGACGGGAGAATCTGGTGAAGGACATTCAGGAGCAGTGGCGGGAGGGAAATCGAGGCGAAAAGGGGGAATGGTCAGTAATCTTGAGTTGATGCTTCATTTGCAGATGCAGTCTGCAGGGATCACGGGTTATATGATGGAGTTCAAGTTTCACCCTGTACGGCGATGGCGGTTTGACTTTTGTTGGGTTGAGGAAAAGCTTGTTGTTGAGGTAGAGGGTGGGACTTGGAGCGGTGGTAGACATACGACTGGCAGTGGTTTCAGGAAAGATTGCGAGAAATATAATCATGCTGCGTGGATGGGGTACTTAGTATTTCGATTTACGAGTGACATGGTAAAAAATGGTGAAGCAATTAACTGGATTGAGGAGATGATAAATGGATGAGATTAACCCGAACAAAGCTGTTGATTTTCTGCTGAGCAATGCTCCAGCCTATGCCAAAGCTAAAGCGCAGCGGATTTACATTGAGCAGTACAGAAAAAGTCTTAAGGCGACTTTGTTTGTCAATGACACAAGCAAGACAGTCGCAGAGAGAGAAGCAATGGCATACAGTCATAAAGACTACCTAGAGCTTCTGGAGGGGCTTAGGGACGCCGTAGAGGAGGAGGAGAAGCTTAGGTGGCAGATGATAGCTGCAGAGGCAAGGATAGAGGTCTGGAGGTCACAGGAAGCCTCTAACCGCGTTGTTGACAGGGCGTTCAAGTGAATAGCCCAGAGATGGCGCGGAAGCTATTTTATGTTGTACAAAAACCTATTGTTGCAAACATAGCTGAAACAAAAGAAAAATTGTACGCATCAGAAAAAAAAGCAATCAGGTTTGAACTTAACAAAGAATTAAAAAATAAAAGGGCTATTGCAAGAAAGTCTCTTGCTAATGAACTTAGGGATGCAAGAAAAAAATTAAAAAAAATTAAATTGAATGCAGAGAACGAAGAAAAAATATTAAGAAAAAAAACTGCTGAAGAAATATGGTTAAGCAGGAAAAGACTACGAGAGTTAAACGCTAAACTGTTGTTAGTTCCTAGAGAAGTTAAGGCTGTAATGACTCGCGCCTATGAGAGCGAAATGAATCATGCAACATTAAAAGATTTTTCTGCCTCATATCCTTCAGTCCCTGCACCAACTTACGTTCCTGATGAATATGGAGACAGCGGAATACCAATTTGTTCTGGAATATATTTTGTTTGGGATGGTGATGTTGTTGTGTATGTTGGTCAAAGTATTAATTTAAACAGCCGTGTTTTACTCAGCCATGAAAAAATAAATGCCAACCACAGAATATCAATCATCGTCATGGAAAAATATTTTTTAACGTGGGCTGAAAATTATTACATTGGCGCATTGCGACCACAGAGTAATTATGGCAACGCCGCTTCTCATAATAAATATAAAAAAAATGAATAACACGCTCACCGCAAAAGAGCGTGCATATCTTGGGCTGGTAAAAGAACTACCCTGCTCTGTGTGTGACTCTCAGTCGGGATCTGAGGCGCATCATGTAAAGCAGCACGCCCAGTACACTGCCATAGCTCTGTGTGTGGACTGTCACCGCAACCCTTTATTGGGAATTCACGGGCAAAAGAGGGCGTGGGCTATCCATAAGATGGATGAAATTGATGCTTTAAACGTTACAATTCAACGAGTTATAGAATTGTTAAAAAAGTAGTTGACAGCTGTTCGGAAAGGCGTAGTATCTGGGTTGTAGCAAGTCGCTACGAGAAGACAAACTGGAGATGAAAATGAACAACGCAAACGAAATTAGCTACACCGCCTGCACCGACCTCATCATCGTTGGGCAAAACAGCGAGATGGCTGATATGTCTAACCCGACCGGAAACATATTTGGTCACGCTGCGTATGTCATTGCAGAAGATGCACGCGGCGCTCGTAAAGCCTTGTTTGTCGGCAAGCATCGTTGGGAAGACGAGGTACTTCCGAAAGCTGAGGTACTCGCGGTGGCTTTGAATGCTCGCGCTGCTGCTGGCAAGTTTCCAGTACGTTTTGCTGATTGGAAAGATTCAACGCCTTGCTACGGTTCCGAAGAATACATTTCTTCAGGTCAAGAAGCTGAGTATGCCGCGCAAGAACGGGCTGATGAGTACGACGAAAACCACGCTTACTAAAAAATTAAAACGCAGCACCTTACGGGGTGCTGCAATGTGCGCCTTTAAATTACAGGAGATGAAAATGAGTAGAAACGAAGCCCACGGCGATGAAGACTTTGCAACGCCGCCCGATGCTGGTGCGATTGCAGAATGCACCAAGGAAATTATTGAGGATGGCAGATTGCTCAAACCCATCCTTAACGATGATTTCCTCGCTTACGATTTGTCAGAAATCATGTGCGCTGTTGACGGGGCTTGCAACGGGAGCGCCCCCCACATCGCCAAGTTGATCCGCGCCTGTTCCGCTCTGCAAAAGACTTTGATGGCACACGCCGCTGACGATGGCGAAACTCGCGCCGCCGAGAGGGAGGAAGTATGAACGACCCCAAATACATGACCACCAAAGAGTTGATTGCCCACCTCCAAGGGATTGACCCCAGCGGGGAGCAGATTGTGCAGATTGCGGTAATGCAGGAAAACCGCGCCTACCCTGTTGCATATTGTCGTCCCCACACGGTAGCGGGGTACAACGATACGGCATTGCGGGTTTATTGCCACCTTCCCGAAGGTATGCACACCGTACAAAGGAAATAAAATAGTTGTTGACAAGCTGTTCGGGTATCCGTATTATTCGTTCTGTACCAACTGGTACGAAAAGACAAACAGGAGATGACCATGAAAGTAACCATCGACAAGCAAGACTTCAGCGCCAAAATCTGGGCGAACCGCGCTGGACGCCTGAACACCTTGGATCAGGCAGAGAAAATTCTGCAGGACATCGTAACGGACGAGTACACGGTCTACCGTGGCGGTCATCACGTTGCCATCATCCGTGACGGTGAGCGTGTAGCGATGATCACGACTGGCGACGAGATGTTCGCTAACCACTACGGCTACAGCGATGTCGATCCTTTTGAGATCGTGCGCCGCGTCAGCGACAAAACTATCGAGATCCGCGAGATGGATGCTGCGCGTGATGAGTCGGTCAAGATGGAGTTCGTGGCTGGTGGCTTTGCTGGTCACTGCATCAATCAGGACGAGCAGAGGTGGTTCATCACCAGCAACCCCCTTAAACCCGTAATCAGGATCCGTTTGGGCAAGGGCGGCTGGAAGGACAAGCATGGTCGGCGCTTCGGGCTGAGCGATAAGCCCAAGAGGTTCTACGACTACAACTTCTAGGGAAATGGGGGGGGAAATACCCCCCCTAAAAATAATTAAAAATAGTTGCAAATAAGTGTTGACACGTTATTCGGATACCCGTAATATTAGTTCTGTACCGACTTGGTACGAGATGACTCAGGAGAAGAAAATGAACCAGATGATGACCGAAGTAGATGTTCTTGGCTCTGTACTCGCGCAGATCGCTGACCTGACCAAACAGGCTGACAAGATCAAGGATCAGTTCAAAGACCTCGCCACTCTCCCAGAGGGCGCGAAAGTGTTTGAGGGCGTGTTGTTCAAGTCCACCGTGATCGAAGCTGATCGCAAGACGGTGGACTACAAAAAGATGATGGCTGATCTCGGTGTCTCTGACGACACCATCGCTCAGTACACGAGCGTTACCGCCGTGTTCTCTGTAAAAACCACCAGCCGCTAAGGAGATGACAATGAAGACCGATAATCAAGAGCAAGTAGGGATGCACGTTTTTACCCGCAGCAACCTTGGTGCTGCCCCTTTTTTTTGCGTAGGCGTGTACCAGAAAGTTGGCCCGATCATGATGGCTGATGGAAGCGAAATCGGCTCCCCCGGTCAAGCGATGGGCATCTGCGCTCACTGTGGTACTGGGATTGCAGATTGCTACATCATCCGCTCTGCTGATGGCAAGCAGTTTGATGTCGGCTCCTCCTGCGTCGAGAAGACTGGCGATGCTGGTCTGATCAAGTCCTACAAGAACTCCCCAGAGGTTCGCGCCTTTGCCAAAGCCAAACGTGATCTGCTTGCCGCCAAAAAGTCGAACGAGCTTGCTGCGCTGATCGAAGCCAACAAGGGTAAGCTGGCAACGATCATGTACACCAAGTGGGACAAGACCGAAGAGTCGCAGCTTGACTACCTTACCCGCGTGATCCCCATGTGTGGCGCTGCTGGTCGGGCGCGGTATCTCAAACACGTTAAGAACCTGCTGGCTTAAATCAAACAGGGGGTTCGCCCCCTTACTGGAGATGAAAATGAACACCTACAAGAAAATCCGTACCACCGAAACCGGCAATCCCGCCAAGACATACAGTCCCGTTAAGGCTGTGATGGGTGCAGGCGACTCATGGCGTTATCATTCCGCAGTGATGGATGTAAGTATCATTACTCAAATTGCTCTGCGAGATACTACTGGGGACTGCACAGACTTTGCGCTGATGCGCCTGTATGAGAAGGGTCAACTGCCTAGAATTAGTTGATTTCAAAGCAATAACATGATAGGCTCTTAGGTGAGCCTTTCTGTTTTGGAGAGGTGAAAACGGAAGCTAGGGTGGTAACAATACTACTTTGCTTACCTAAAAATCCTTATTAATCAACGGAAGAGCGTTTTCGCAAAATGCCAAAGTTGAAGCCGCGAAACAAACAGGTCATTAACCCGAGGCTCAAGGGTAGACCGCCTGATATCACTGACGAGATCTGCACAGAGATATGTGGAAGGCTGGCGTGCGGGGAGCCAGTCAGCAAGATATCCCTAGACGACCATATGCCCTCAGTAACCACTATCTATATGTGGCTACGCAAGTACGAAACTTTCCGCAAGCAATACGAAGAAGCGAGGAAGGACGGAGCGCATACCTTCGCTGATCAAATCGTCCAGATCATTGACCAAAAGCCACTCGAAGTATGCGATGAGTTCGGGAACATCAAGCTAGATAGCGGCTCAATCGCTTGGAACAGGCTCAGGATGGACGGACGCAAGTGGTTGGCAGCTAAGTACCTCCCGAAGGTCTACGGGGAGCGGCTGGGCGTTGAGGGCGTCGAGGGAGGCGCTCCAATCAAGGTTGAGGACGCCACCTACGAGAAACTCCACGCCATCCTGTCCAACATGGAAATGAAGAAGCGTGCTGGCGACTGATGTACTGGAAGCGGAGGCGTTTAACTCCCTGCCCGATACGGAGCGAGTTGCTTGGATTGCAAGGATGGAATGGGTCGATAGGGCGCACAAGCACCAGATCCCGCCCCCGCTTGAGGTCGATTGGTCAATTTGGCTGCTTCTTGCGGGTAGAGGGGCAGGTAAGACTAGGTGCGCGGCAGAGGCGTTGTGGTGGTGGGCGTGGAAGGAACCGGGAGTCAGATGTCTAGTTCTAGCGCCGACAAGCAACGACATCAAGCATACCTGCTACGAGGGGGCGTCAGGTTTACTGGCGTGCATCCCTCCAGCACTGGTCAAGGACTACAACAAGCAGGATCACCTGATCACTTTGGTGAACGGCTCGACGATCAGGGGGATATCTGCCGACTCCTACGAGCGTTTAAGAGGCCCACAGTTCCACTATTGCTGGGCAGACGAACTGGCGGCGTTCCAGTATCTGGGGGCGGGGGAGGCTTGGGACATGATGATGCTGGGTCTGAGGTTAGGGGACAGACCGCGAGTCATCGCCACGACCACACCCAAGAACAAGGATCTGATCCTCGACCTCCTAAGCCGTGAGGGTGACGATGTGGTGGTCGATAAGGCTTCGACCTACGAGAACATTGATAACCTGTCCTCGACGTTCAGCAGGCAGTTAGAGCAGTACAAGGGATCAAAGCTGTACCAGCAGGAGGTTCTGGGTGAGATCGTTGATCTGGAGGATGGTAAAGTTGTTAGCCGAGATATGTTTAAGCTCTGGCCTGCGAACAAGCCCTTCCCCAGCTTTGAGTACATCATCCAGTCCTATGACTGCGCTTTCAGCGAGAAGCTGCACAACGATCCTACGGCGATGACGACATGGGGCATCTTCAAGCCCTTGGATGGGCCTCTGGCGGTCTTGCTGATCGATTGCTGGGCTGAGCATCTAGACTTCCCCCATCTCAAGCCCAAGGTCTTGGAGGAGTGGAAGGTAAGCTATGGTGAGGGTAAGGAAGCTAAGCGTCCTGACCTATTGCTGGTCGAGGACAAAGCTGCGGGGATCTCGCTGATTCAGGAGTTACGCCAGATGCGCCTGCCTGTTAGAGCGTGGAATCCGGGCAGGGCTGACAAGATGCAGAGACTGCAGATCACAGCGTCCATCTTCTCGACAGGGCGGGTCTGGCTACCTGAGTCCAGCCATAAGAAGGGCTATGTGAAGGACTGGGCTGAGGGCTTCCTGAGCCAGTTGTGTAGCTTCCCTGATGCCACGCATGACGACTATGTAGACTCAACGACACAAGCTATCCGATTCCTGAAGGATACGGGATGGCTGGACATTAACCCTGAAGATAAGTACGATGATGCCGATTACGCAGACGAAACTCTATCGACGCGAGGGAACCCCTATGCGCAGTGAACATGGCTAACCCCATCCTCTCAGGACTTCAGGCTGCTGCTAAAGCTGCTAAGGCGGCTAAGGCTGTTGAACGTGCAGCGCCCAAGATAGCCGCACCACAAGCCGAGGCTCTGCGCCTAGCCCAGCAACGTGCAGCACTGCCTGTTAAGAAGGGCGGTCTAGGTCTGCCTGCTGACAATACGCCAGAGCAGAGGGCGAAGGCAATGGGTTTTAACACCGATGTTTATCACGCAACAATGAATGATTTCCCTAAATTTGATTTAGGCAAAGCTGGCGAAGGAACAACCATAACAAAAGCAGAAAAAGCAGTGTTCAGTTCCAATAATCCA